TCATTTAATTTTACCGGCTCGTCTAAAATTGTTTCTTTAAAAGTTTTCCAAGCGTATAGTTTATATTCACGCATCAAGTTTTCACTTTCAATATATATAAAAACTTCCATACTCTTGACCGCGTCTATACCTTCTTTAACAGCCTTTAAAGCTCCTTGAGCTCTTGAAAATCCAATGCGTCTAAACTCTTCAACTACATCAGGTCTGGCTGAGTCAATATACAATGGCTTTGAAATGTTTAAGTTAAGTGATTTCACTTTTTCTAAAAAGTCATTTACGGTCAGTTTATTCTCGTAGATCAACTCCTTACAATAAACTTGATTACCTGAGAACTTACACTCTAAAAGAACCATTGAGTGGTTATAACCAACGTCACACGAATAAACTATATCGTCTGAGTTCGGACTCTCTGTATATTGTTTGAAGTGTGAGTATATTCTGGTTGTTGAGGTAGGTCTTTCACCTAACGCGTATATTTTATAATAATTCTCATCAACGTTTATTAACTCCTCAATATACTGAACTTGTTCTTGTGATAAAAACGGATTGTTCTTATAAGTTGATTTTATTAGTTTAGATTTTTCGTCTTTAACTAAGTCATAGATCCAGTGTTCTGTATCAGACGGATTGAAATCTAAAAAGACTTTACCAGTCGTCCTCAAAACAAGTTGAACCCACTCGTCTTGATCAAGTTCGTTAGCTTCATTACAAAAAAGTAGGTCACGTTTTCTACCTCTAAGTTTTTGATCGTTGTCAGCTCCGAAAAATTCAACTACACTTCCGTTTTCAAAAGTGTAAGTATTGTTTGATTTGTTGTGAGCCGACTTGTCGTAAATTTCATATTCTATAAGTAAATCAATAAAATCTTTAACTATGGACTTAGCGTTGGCTAAAGTCTTCCTAACAATTGAAACATCAATACGTTTTTGTAATGAAAGTATGATTATACACTGAAGTATAGATATACTTTTTGAACTACGAGAACCACCTTGATTAACTATATAACGAATTTCTTCATCATTATAAGCGTTCCAGTTCTTTTCAAAAACACTTGTGTGACGTATGTTAAGAGTTCTCCCCATCTTCGTCCTCGTTTTTATTTTTGATGTGTATCAACCTTATATCAGTTATAGACTTACCATCACTGGTTATATCCATACTTTCTGTATATCCACGTTTTCTACCTCTATACTTCATATAAAATAATATAGAACGCTCTGAACCTTCTTTGATTTTTTGTATAAGTTGATTCTCAGCAAAGTCTAAGGTAATTTCCTGAATGTCATCAACTGACTTTTTAAAATCAGGATCCGTGTTATAATAAACGTAAAACTGATTACGACTTATACCAACCTCTTTACAGGCTGGTGTTACTATACCTAAAGTCTTTTCTAAGGCTTCAAGTAATAAACGTTTATGTAACTCTGGGTTTTGTTTCATAACTTTTATTTATTTGTATGTAATGACCACTATATAAGTACCATTACTCGTTGTCATCTGTAGATTTTCTAACTTTACGTTTTGTAGAAACTGGTTGATCTCTTTCTCCAACCAAATCAGATTGCTTGATTGTATTAACTTGACTTTCATTCTCTAATTGAATTTTTTTCTCATACCATTCTATAAACCTCAACAAATCAAACAGAGCTTCTCTGATACTCGCCGGACACTGCCAACATATATTTTTTTGTAAATGACCACAATACTTCGGGTGCATCTGTTGTATGAAGTTTATATCACTTGATGTGATTCGGTCTCTAAACCTTAATTTTTTGATTTTCTCATATTCGTCGTTCATATATCAACAATTGTTTTTTTAGTTCTGTATAGAATAGTTTAACATAACTCGGACACTTACACTTAACCCAACCTTCAAAGTTTTCATCACGTCCAAACACTTCCTCGTAAGCTCTGACAACTAATGGTTCAAGTGAAGGTGGTATAGCCTTTCTTGCATCAATCATTCTAATCAGGTCTTTATGTTTTTCAATCATAACCTTATTACATTAAAGTTTTTGTCCCAGAAGTCAGCTATAAAACTTGAAGCTATGGCTAAAATTATGTTCTGAGTAAAAACCAGAGTCAGCCAAAAGCTTGAGCACTTCGGACAACTGACCAGTTTATATAAATATACATATATACCATATTGTTTTATAGGTTTTAAAAACCACTTGAAAGGTTCAAAGTTCGTCGCGAACCAACCTAATAAAAATCCGATTACTATTTGTTGAACGTATGTCATTTCTTAATAAACTTTTTATACTCTTCATAGGAGTTAATTCTTGCCTCTGCTATTTTAAAATAGTCTGCGTCCATCTCCATACCTACAAATCTAAAACCTTCAAGTTGTGCTGCCACTCCTGTTGAACCAGAACCCATAAACGGATCTAAAACTATACCGCCTTCTGGTGTTATTAACCTACATAGATAAGCCATTAGGTTTATTGGTTTAACGGTTGGGTGAAAATTTTTTGTTGGTTTATTACTACCACTTATTCCATCAAAACCAGAACCACCTGTACCATATACTTGTTTCTCATCAAAACCATCCAACCCCATATTCCTCTCAGCCTTTGAAACTTTTGCTTGATAAAAAAATCGTGAGGCTCCACCTCCATCACCATACCCTTTTAATGTAGTGTCTTCGTTTTGAAATTTACCATAACAACTACCTTGATAACCATTAGCAGTTTTATTCTTTTTATGATGAGGTTTAACTTCGCCTGATTTTAAAAATCCACTATGTTCGTCTAATAAACGACACGGACAATTCGGATCGGTGTGAGTGTCTCCTTTGTCGTTAAAACTCCATCTTTCTTCTTTATCACCACCAGCACTTCTAAACCAGTTCGCTTCTTTATTATTTATATTTGTTTCTTTTGTTGTCTTCTCACCTTTCTCACCTTTAATCACTTCATCACATATACACTCTAAAATTATGTTGGCTGGAAAGCGGCCTTCTAAACTACCACCAACTTTAACCGTTATATTATCTTTATATTTTTCATTTGATAAATTATAAGAATTACCTAAATTACTATTTTCACTTTTATATGACTTTCCTAATCTTTTGGCATTTGCTTCATCTATACCACTAACCCTACAACCATCTATATTAATCCCACCAGTTCCCCACTTCAATACATTCTCAGCAACTGACTTTTCACTTAACGGCTTACGAGCAACACAGATTGGTTCGTTTGCTGGCTTGAGAGCGGTTCCCCAACCTTCAAATTCAGATTGTCCTTTTGTGTCAGTCATAGTCCTCGTAGGAATAAATCCTTTTTCTGCCGTTCTTTGGCTATTTATCCCACCACCTCTTTGGTCTGGGACTAATCTCTCACCAACAACTTCTCTTTCATTACCTTCAAGTTTATCAACAGCCTTACCTATATTGTGTGACTTTGGAAATCCTGAACCATATATCCATTGGATCTGGTCTCTAATTTCAAAACCAGCATCTTCTATATTCACAACCATCCTGTGATAAGTTCTCGTACCACCAAAACTTAGTATATGTCCTCCAGGTTTTAATACACGATATACTTCGGTCCAGTATTCAACTGACGGCACATCATAATCCCACTTTTTATTCATAAAGCTCAGGCCATAAGGTGGATCAGTAACAACTGAATCAACTGAGTTGTCTGGTAGTTTTTTAAGTGACTCCATATTGTCACCTAACATTAATTTTGTCTTTTTCATATTTCTAATTTTTATTTTTTAAACTTTTCGTATTTTTCATATGAGTTAATCCTTGCTTCTGCTATTTTAAAATAGTCAGTATCCATCTCCATACCTACAAATCTAAAACCTTCAAGTTGTGCTGCAACTCCTGTTGAACCTGAACCCATAAACGGATCTAAAACAATTCCGCCTTCAGGTGTAACCAATCTACATAGATAGGACATTAAAGATACTGGTTTAACCGTTGGATGTGTATTCTTTTGTGAGACTGGTCTTGGTTTATAAGCCACATTTCTCTCGTCCTGTCCTTCATCTCTACCTTCAATAATCTTATCCTCAAATCCATCCAATCCCATATTCCTCTCCTGTTTTGATACTTTCGCTTGATAAAAAAATCGTGAGGCTCCACCTTTGTCGGAATATGCTAATGTTTCATATTTATTTACATTATCACCACCAACATATTCTGTCTTAAATCCACCTTTTCTTTTTGATTTTGATTGATTTGATAGGACACCACTCTGTTCGTCTAATAAACGACACGGACAATTTGGATCGGTGTGAATGTCGCCTTTGTCGTTATAGTTGTCTATACCTTCAACAGAATTTTTTCTACCAGTCCATCTTTCATCACCATTATCAACTTTTCTTATTCTATTATTTTTTTTAACATCACCTTTCTCACCTTTAATCACCTCATCACAAATACACTCTAAAATTATGTTGGCTGGGAAGCGGCCTTCAGGATTTGGTTCTACAATTTCTAATTCACCATTTAATTGTGGTTTTTCTTGTGCTGATTTACTACCACTTCTAGCATTCACACCATTTCCGCCTCTTATCCAAATTTTACCATCATTATCAGGCGAACTTATCCTACAACCATCAACATTAATTCCACCAGTACCCCACTTCAACACGTTCTCAGCAACTGACTTCTCACTTAAAGGTTTTCTTGCAACACAAATAGGTTCGTTTGCTGGTTTAAGTGCAGTGCCCCAACCTTCATATGGTGAGGTGCCTTTGTCTATCATTGACTTACCACCAAATCCAGTCACCTCTCCTTTTTTCCAAATCCCATCTTTTGTTTCACCTCTTAATTTGTTATATGGATTTTCACCAATAACCTCTCTTTCATTACCTTCAAGTTTATCTACAGCCTTACCGATGTTGTGAGATTTTGGAAAACCTGAACCATAGATCCATTGTATTTGGTCTCTAATTTCAAAACCAGCGTCCTCTATATTAACTACCATACGATGATAAGTACGAGTACCTCCGAACGATAAAACGTGTCCTCCAGGTTTTAAAACTCTATATACTTCAGACCAGAATTCAACTGACGGAACGTCATAGTCCCACTTTTTATTCATAAAACTTAGACCGTAAGGCGGGTCTGTGACTACACTATCAACTGAGTTGTCAGGTAGTTTTTTAAGTGACTCTATATTATCACCTAACATTAATTTTGTCTTTTTCATATTAAACCTTCTTTTTTTAATTTTTCTTTAACTATTAACATCGTACCCCTTACACTATTATAAATAAACATATGGTCTATTTTAAAGTCTTTTGATAACGAGTACTCTTGTTCTATTTTTCTATAACTTTTACCTTTTATTGTTTTTGATTTTTCACCATTAAACCAATCAAAATAATACTGACGAAATAAAAACGAACTGAAAAAATCAACTTCATTATTCAATATACACTCAACTCGGTCCAGTAAGTTTAAAACTTCAGAGTGGTCAGTCTCAGGTTCAAAATCACTCAGGTCAAAGTCGTAAGACACAAAGTTTCTGTATGTTCTGAAAAACTCTGAGTTACTTGAATGATACTGATTTCTTAAATAGCCATAACTATAAAACAAGAGTTGTTTTCGTTCAACTATAGCTTTGATTTTTACTTCATCCAAATCAAGTAAGTATAAAATCAACTCTTGCTTTAAGTCATCACTATCACGTTTGTCCTTACACATAGATTTCATCAAGGCATCAAGACTATCACTTTCATAAAATTTTATTAACTCAAGTTTCCAGTCCGTCATTAATTCGTTTTGTTTTATCATTGAACTCAATAAAAAAGTTTTTATAATTTTCACACATTTCATACTCTTCTATTGTTTCAAGGTAGTTCATAAAATCTTCATAATAGTCTTTAATATAATCGTAACACAGGTTAGCCATTGTTATATTTCTACTCACTTCCATCAAGTCAGCCGTTTTATTGAAAAACTCGTTTGTAAAACCTTGTATGTCAGCAAAACATAAAACACGACGCTGAGCAAGTATTTTTGAAAAAATGACCAGGTAGTTTATATAACCGAACATTTCACGGTCATTCTCTTTAGCTATATCTAAAAAGTCTGGTACCGTATCAGAAATCAAGTCTATCATCTCGTCTATTTGGATTGTAGTCATAATTGTTTAGTAATTTTTTTAACTTGATTGCTTTATCAACCATAGTATGTAAGTAAGCTCTGTATAAATCAACGCCTTCAACGTCTCCGTTTAACGCCATTTTTGTAATGTGGTCCGAACTTGCTATAATTTTATTCAGACATCTGTCGTACTCTTCAATAAGGATTTGTGGTTTCATATTAGTTTATCTTTTTCTTTTATATATTTACTTTTAAAACACCTTTTTTTCACGATCTTTGTTTTTTCTTTTTTTTTGAGGGTGCATTCGGAACAACATAAATTTGATACATACATTTTTTACAACAAGCCTGTAATCGGTCCTTGCTCCAGTAAAACTCACTACCGAGTTTATCTTCATTACACTTAGTACAAGTTTTTAAACCGTTAGGGTCTCTATAATTCACATACCTTAATTTTAAACGACTATTTTGTTTTTTAGTTCTCATATACAACTTTTTCATTCTAAGTTGAGTTATACAAACATTCTCTATTTCCATTCTGTAAAAATCATAAACGAACTTCCACATATAACTTAACTGCTGACCAGTAGTCAAGTAGTCCGAAGTTTCAGAAGTTGATATAAAACCAAACACTTCAATCAACTCGTTTAAACCTTCTACATCAACAAAAAAAGCTTGACGCTTAGCTGTTTCAACAAACGATTTTATTCTCAACTTTTGTTGAAAACTTATAACACAAAACTTATTCTTCTTCCTCATCGTCAAAGTATTCTGGTTCATAATCTACCTTAGGTTCTTTTAAAATCTGGTCTATGATCCAGTTGCGTTTTTCACGAACAAGTTTATTATATTCGTTTGTTTCTCCTGTAATCTCAGCTAAGTCTATCTGTAACTGATACGATTGTAATTGATACTGATCCATAGTTTATTTATTATTTAAAATACTATTCCTTGTGTTTTTATTCTCTTACTATCAAGTATGAGTTGATTTGTCTTAGACGGGTCACAAGCTTGACCTGTTTTAACATCTATTTTCTTAGCTTTGTTTATATCTATGTAAGTTACCTTTTTCAAAGTTTTTCCTCTACCTGGTTCAGTAGTTGAAATGTTGTGATACTCTTCAACCCACTCAAAGTCTTTTTCAAGTGAGTCCAAATCAAACCAGTAAGAACCTTCAGGTGTTACACTTATATAAACTAATCTACTTTTTATATCAACAAGTGTTTCTCTATTCTTTTTTGTATCTTCTGAATTTCTCAGCTTTTTCAAATCAGTATATTTGTTCCATTCAAGTAGTAGTGATGTATAGTGTTTATCACGAACTTTGATTTCAATCATTGTTCGGTCTTTTAAAACACTTTTATATTTTTCAAATCTATACAACCAACCATCGTATATATCACGACCTTCAGGTGGTGTTACATATAAGTTATAGTCGTATGTGTTAGGTAACTTGTCTTGTATGAGTTTTAAGTGAGTTCTTTCATTAACTGACTTGATGTAATACTTTTGTTGTGTAGTCATCGTTTTTTCTTAATTTTATAGTATATATAGCACTAAAAAAACGTCTTTTATACACAACCTTGATTTTTATTAAAATTTTAAAGGTTAGTAATTTTATTTATAATTTTTTTTAAACTTTTTAAACCAACTTGAATATAACTTATGTGTAACATTTTAGTTTTTATATTAAGACCCTTGATTAACGTCAAGGGTTTTTTTATTGACGAAACTTGACCAAATCAAGTCATTCGTTTTTCACTTCGTGGGGCTTCGTGAAGTAATCAACTCAGACACCTACTTGAAGTTTTTCACTATAAAACTATCTAGATAATTTAAACAAGTTTGAGGTTCTTGACCAGTTAGAGGTAATAAAGAATAATAATAATAAGGAATAATAAAAGGAGAACAAAGGCTGAGAGTAATACTATACTAATGCCGCACCTTTTTTCAACAAATTTTATGGTAATCCTTGATCCTATTGTATTTACAACAAAAGTGTTTTTTTATTAAAAAATTATTAAAAAAATACAAAAGAGAGAATAAAAGTTTAATATATACTTTATAAAAAACACACAAATTATGATACATATCGTACCAATAGACAACAACCTCTTTGATAGTAAGTATTTCCCTAAAATAAACACAAATAAAGTATATTGTGTTGATATAGACTTGATGACTCTTTTGATTTCAAAAGATGACTATCCACATAAAAAGGACTTAAGTGTAAAAAAGATTTTAAGTTTTATACAATGGTTTGAATGTAATATGGATGAGGACAACACTTTGAATATATCTTGGAAGTATTTAAAATCAAACTTAGATAAAAATTACAAGAAGTATATGGACATACTTGCTGATAATAAAATTATAACACCAATAAAGAATGAAAGTGGTAAATACTATCAAACTGGTGTAGAAACAAAAA